GTTATTCCGAGGGCGGGGCCTCGACCGGCAAGAACTGGGCTCGGGATTGGCGTTGGCGCGGCGGCAGCGTGCGGGAGGACCAGGAGGTCAACCTGGCGACTCTGCGGCAGCGCAGCCGGGACCTGTATATGAATTCCCCGATCGCTACGGCGGCTCTGAACCGGCGTACGGTGAATGTGATCGGGGCGGGTCTGCGGATGCGGTCGGTGCCGGACGCTGAGGTGCTTGGGATAACGCCGGATGAGGCGACGGCGTGGGCGCGGATCAGGGAGCGGGAATTTGCCCTGTGGGCGCGCAGCCGGGAATGCGAAGTAAGCGGGTTGGATAACTTTGAGGAGACGCAGGGGCTGGCTTACCTGAGTTGGATACTCAACGGCGACGCATTTGGGCTGCTGACGATGGCGGAGCCGGCTGATCAGCCCTATGAGCTGCGGGTGCAGTTGTTGGAGTCGGACCGGGTATGCAATCCGCCGGGCAAGGACCGGGATCCGCTGTTTCATGAAGGTGTGGAGACGGACGCGGACGGGCGGGTGGTGGCTTATCACATCCGAACGACGCATCCGCTCGGCCAGGCGTTTACGGCGGGCGCTCCGAAATGGAGTCGGATTCCGGTGCGGGGACCTGAGAGCGGGCGGCTGAACGTGGTGCATTTGATCGCGCGGCAGCGGGCTGGTCAGTATCGGGGGATCCCGATATTGGCGCCGGTGATCGAGAGCTGCAAGCAGTTGACGCGGTATAGCGAAGCGGAACTGACGGCGGCGGTGATCGCGGCGTTTCTGACGGTGCTGGTGAAGAGCCAGACGCCGCAGACGCCGTTTGGTGAGGCTTTCGCGCCGGGGATCGTGACTCCATCGGCGGAGGCGGTGGGCGGACAGGATGTGAACCCGAACGCGGCGTTCGAACTGCCGTGGGGATCGGCCTCGATGGTGGCGCTCAATCCAGATGAGAGCGCCGAGGTGGTGAATCCGGCTCGGCCCAACGCTCAGTTCGGGACGTTTCTCGACGAGGTGGAAAAGGAAATCGGGGCGGCAACGGATATACCCGTGGAGTTGCTGACGCTGAAGTTCACCTCGACCTATACGGCGGCCAGGGCGGCGCTACTCGAGTTCTGGAAGCGGGCGCGGATGGATCGGTCGGCGTTTGCGGCGGATTGCTGCGACCCGATCGCGCAGGCGATCCTCGAAGAGGGGCTGCTGAAGGGCCGGATCCGGGCGGAGGGATATTGGGATGATCCGGGAACGCGCGCGGCGTGGCTGGCGTGCCAGTGGAACGGGCAGAGCATGGGGCAGATGAACCCGAAAGACGAGGTGGAGGCGGCTCAGCTTCGGGTGGACGGCGGGTTTAGCACCCACGCGAGGGAGTCGATCGAGATAAGCGGGATTGATTTCGACGATGTGGTGCAGGAGCAGAAGGTGGAACGCGCGCGGCTGGAAGAGTCGGGGATACCGGGGCCGCGGACGCCGGGAACGCCGAAACCGGCGCAGTGATCGGGGAAGGAATAATCGCGAAACCGCGAAAGGGAAGAAAACCAGAAGCGGATTGAAGAAGGGAGCTTGGGATTATGGCAGACAAGAGCGAGTTTTGGCGGTTCGTGAAGTGTCAGGTCGAAGAGGGGCAGCCGGAGAACGCGGAACTGATGATATATGGAGATATCGGCGATAGGCGGAACCCGTTCGTCCCAGACCAGACCACGTCGAAGAGGTTCGCGGACGACCTGGCGGCGCTTGGAGACATCAAGGAGCTGTTGGTGAAGATCAACAGTTTCGGCGGCAACGTCACGGCGGCGCAGGCGATCTACAACGAACTGAAGGATCATCCGGCCAAGGTGACCTCGCGAGTGATGGGGGCGGCTCACTCAGCCGCGTCGCTGGTCGCGATGGCCGGTGATACGGTCGAAATGCACGGCAATACGCTCATGATGATCCACAACCCGACGATCGAGGACGTGAGCGGGGACGGCGACAAGTTGCGCGAGTATGCGGACATTGCGGATAGTTTCCGCGACTCGATCCTGCCGGTCTATCAGGCGAAGACCGGGCTTTCGGCCCAGAAGGTGACGGAGATGCTGAAGGCGCGAACGTGGATGAGCGCTCAGCAGGCGAAGGACCTGGGGTTTGCCGACGAGGTTCTGGCCCCTATGGCGGTAACGGCGATGGCGGATGGGAAGTATGACATTGACGGCTACGTAGCCGATGCCGAGGAGATGGGAGACGCCGCCGAAGCGATGCGGATGGGTGATCGGAAGCCCGCCGGCGAGTTCGGGCCGGTGTTCGTGGGCGCGTGCCTGGCTGAAGTGGGCGTGGAAGCCACTGAGGATGAATGCCAGGTGATCTGTTCGGTCATTTCGCGGCTGCCGGAAAGCCCGGCGGCGTGCCTGCAGGCATTTGCCAAGGGCCTTGTCGGGGGCGATGGGACGAATGCCGAGCGCGTTCTAATGCCATATCCACATGAACACGCTTGCAGGTTGCGCGATCCTGATGATTTTGCCGCCGATAGTTTCCGGCGGATGACGCGCAATCATGAGGGCAAGGAATACGCAGTCATTATGGGCAAGGTCAAAGGCGAGAGCACGATGACTGAGCAGGCGTATCGGTATCCAAAGGACGGCTGGACGGCCGAGGAAGCGCGTGCGCACTGTGTCTCTCACCATGGCACTTTCGAGGCCGCGTCCGGTGAAGTGGATTGCCCAGCCTGCAAAGCCGATGGGACGGATGGGACGGATGGGACGGATGGGACGGATGGGACCCAGGGGAGCGATGAAGAGGCGAAACCGGTCCTGGCTGAGCGGCGGCGGGTGATGGCGATATTGGGGCTGAGCGTGCCGGGGGCGGAGGAGGCGATCCGAGAAGGGATCGAGTCGGGGGCGCACCCGGGCGACGTGGCGATGGAGATCGTGAAATCCGAAGCGGTCAAAAACGCGGCGGCTTTGCGCGCGCGGCGGGCTGATGCGATGGGCGCGCCGGTGGAAGGGGAGCCGGTGACGGCCAGGCAGACACTGATGCAGGGTCTGGTGGCGAAGATCAGGAAGGCGAGAGGGCTGGAATAGGACAGATAGGACGAATAGGACGGATAGGACGGATAGGACGGATAGGACCAATGGGACTTATGCGGCAAGGGGGGCTGGCGCTGGGAGTGCGGCGGCTCTTTTTGATAACGACCTCCCCGACGGGGAGGAGGGGCGAAAGGACGAAAGGACGGTAGCGAGATGGCGAATCTGTACGAATCGGCGATCAACTCCCCGGACAACCTCATAGCCGGACCGAGCGATGTGATCGCAATCGCCGGCGTTGTGGTGAGCGGGGAGGGGATCCTGGGGCGGGGCTCGGTGCTGGGCCAGATCACGGCCTCGGAGAAGTATGACCTCGTGGTCTCGGACGGCGCCGATGACGGGAGTAGGACCGCGGCAGCGATCCTGGCGCAGGACATCGACGCGACGAGCGAAGATGTGACGTGCGCGGTTTTTATCGGGGGCGAGTTCAATGAGAACGCGCTCAGCTTCGGCGGGACGGACGATGCGGACACCCACCGGGCGACGCTGCAGAGCCTCGGAATGATTCTGAGGCCGACCGTGGAGGTGAACTGACATGGCAGCGACGAACTTGATCGGAACCTACGACACGGCGCTGATGCTGGAGGCGATCAACGCGACTCCTCGGCCGAGAACGGCGCTGCGTGAGCGGGTGTTCGGGGGCCGCGTGACGGCATTCGAGACCCAGTATGTGCTGTGCGACTGGCTGAAGGGCAAGCGGTCGATGGCGCCGTTTGTGAGCCGGGTGATCGGCGGGAAGCTGGTCGAGAAGCTGGCGATGACGACGAAACGCTACGAGCCTCCGATGGTGGCTCCGCGCGGAATTTTCCGCGGGGATGAAGCCTTCGAGCGGATGCCCGGAGAGGTGATCGGCGGGGCGGCCTCGCCGGACGACCGGGCGCAGGCGACAATCGCGCGGCAGCTCGATATGCATGATCAGCTCATCACACGGCGTGAGGAGTGGATGATCGCTAAAATGCTGACGACGGGTGTGATCCCGATTGTGGGCGAAGGGGTCTCGGATGAGATCGACCTGGGCCATACGTTGACGGACGTGCTTTCGGGCGTGAGCCTGTGGAGCGCGACCACGGCGGAGATCCTGGCCAACGTGCGGGACTGGCGGCGCAGCGTGGTGCAGGCTTCGGGGATCACGCCGGACACGATGATTCTGGGTGCGGACGCGGCGGACGCGTTCTTGGCGGATGAGACGATCCAGGAGACCCTGGATAAGAAAAACGTGATGGTGGGCATGATCGATGTCCGGCAGCTCCCGAACGGGATCGAGTATCTGGGCACGATCAACGGCGTCGATTTCTTCGGCTACGACGAATGGTATATCGACGACGACTCCGGCGTGGAGACCCCGATGGTGCCGGCAGACACGGTGGTGGTGTTCGCCTCGGCGGATCGGAACCCGGGCGCTCGGATGCTGTATGGGGCCTACTACGACGTGGAGGATGCGGCGACCTATGCCGGCGCGCGGATCCCGCGGACGTGGACCGACAAGGGCGCGAACGCGCGGTTCATGGAGCTGGTGACGTTCCCGCTGCCGTTTGTGCCGGACGTCGATAGCTGGCTGATCGCGACCGTGCTGTGATGAAGGGATGGGTGTCGGGTGCCGGGTGTCGGGTGCCGACGCCTGATACCTGACACCTGACACCTGACACCTGATACCTGATACGTGGGAGGCGGCTATGGATTACACGGTAACGAAGCGCTTGCTGCACGATGGTCAGCGGTATATGCCGGGCAATTTGGCGCCGGAGTTGATGAAATTGGATGCCGAGCGCCTGTTGGCGCTTGGGGTGATCAAGCCGGTGGGGAGGCCGGAGCGGAAAGCAGAGAGCGGAAAGCGGAAAGTGGAAAGTGGAAAGCCGGAAGCAGGGAGCGGAAAGCGGAAAGTGGAAAGTGGAAAGCCGGAAGCAGGGAGCGGAAAGCGGAAAGCGGAAAGTGGAAAGCCGAAAGCAGGGAAGGGAGCGGGGCTGCCGGATGGGATAGACCCGAAGCTGCTGTAGGCCGGTGTTTCGGGATTTCCGCTTCGCTCAAATCCCGAAACACCCGGATGGGCGGGATATGAACGGAGGATTTGCGGTCGGGAGATCGCAGAAAGGACGGCGAGAGATGGTTGGAAAGGCAACGAGAAGCACGGTGATTGCCGTGCTGATACTGGCATTGGCGGCCTGCATGGGATTGCAGGCGATGGCGGCGAACATCACGCCTACGGGCGTGACGGCGGGGACCGGTGGCTTGATCACAAAGGGGGGCGAGATCGGGCTAAAGACGGTGGGCGGGACATATCTGTTTCGCGTCGTGAAGGGCGTCGGAAACCAGTTGGTGACCGGCACGAATGCTGCCGGCGGGTCGGCTAACCCGTGGGACTATACGGCGACGCTCGGGATTATGGATAACAGCGACGACTTCACGCTCTTTGA